CAAGAACAAGTTTCAAGCTACAGAGTTCATCATTGACGGTGGACATGGTGAAGGTTTCTGTATCGGTAACATCATGAAATACGCACAACGATATGGAAAGAAGGGTGGAAAGAACAGAAGTGACTTGCTAAAAGTGATTCACTATGGTATTATTGCTCTATACATTAATGAACTTGAAAGTGAAAAATAATGAAACTATCTACTGAAACTATCTCCGTATTGAAAAACTTCTCTACGATTAACGCTAACCTTATGGTGAAGGCGGGGTCTAGTCTTTCCACCATGTCTGCAATGAAGAACATTGTTGCAAAGGCAGATGTTGCTGAGGAATTCACAACACCCTTTGCTATCTATGATTTGAATGAGTTCCTATCGGCACTCTCTCTGTTCGGTAAACCCGATCTAGAGTTTGATGATGAATTTGTTACTATTACAGAAGAGGGTACATCAAAGTCTCTCAAGTATTGGTTCTCTGATCCATCCGTGGTGACGACTCCATCTAAAGAGATTTCGATGCCCTCGACTGAATTGACGTTCCCTCTGTCTAGTGATACACTTAATGAAATCACAAAGGCTGCTGCTGTTATCGGTGTTCCCGATATGGCACTTGCTGGTGGTAAGTTGATGGTTACTGACAAGAAGAACAGCACTGCAAACGCATACGAGACATCTCTGGATGTTGGTGATGTTTCTGCTGACTATAAGTTCTGGTTCAAGGTTGAGAACCTAAAACTTATTCCCGGCTCCTATGACGTTGAAGTGTCCTCTAAAAAGATTAGTCACTTTACCCACACTAAACTTGGTGTGCAGTATTGGATTGCATTGGAACCCGAATCTTCTTACAATGTCTAATTTGAGGAATTTATATTATGGAACAATTTTTGTGGGTCGAAGAATATCGGCCACGGGACATCAAGTCATGCGTACTTCCTAAGTCTCTAAAAACTTCCTTGCAATCTTTTGTTGACAAGGAAACACTACCCAATCTGATTTTCTCAGGTGGTCCGGGCGTTGGTAAGACTACTGCCGCCCGTGCCATGCTGGATCAGATTGGTGCTACCTACATGTTTATCAACGGTTCAGAGGAGTCAGGTATTGACGTTCTCAGAACCAAGATAAAGAACTTTGCGTCTACTGTATCACTTGAAGGTGGTAAGAAGTATCTCATTCTTGATGAGGCAGACTATCTAAATCCACAGTCAACGCAACCAGCCCTTCGTGGTTTCATGGAAGAATTTCACAAGAACTGTGGATTCATTCTAACCTGTAATTACAAGAACCGCATTATCCCTGCACTGCAATCTCGTTGTAGTGTGATTGACTTTGTGATTCCTAAAGCAGAGAAGAATAAACTTGCAACTCAATTCTTCAATCGGTCTATTCAAATTCTCAATGAGAATGAAATCAAGTTCAATGAGAAGGTTGTTGCAGAACTCATAAATACTCACTTTCCAGATTGGCGCAAGGTTCTGAATGAACTGCAACGGTATTCTGTTGTTGGTGAGATTGATGCTGGTATTCTGGTAAACCTTGGTGACAAGAATATCAAAGAACTGATGGTCATGATGAAGAAGAAGGAGTTCACCAATGTTCGTAAATGGGTTGTCGATAATCTGGATAATGATTCAGATAAGTTGTTTCGTGCTGTTTATGATAATCTATATGACTATGTTGACCCTAGTAGCATCCCTCATGTTGTCGTGGCGTTGGGTGAGTATCAATATAAAGCGGCGTTTGTTGCTGATCTGGAAATCAATATGATGGCCTGTCTTACTGAGATTATGGGAAGGACAAAGTTCAAATGATTAAAATATATGATGATGTGGTAGAGGATCATGTTGCAGAATTGATTACTTCTGAGATGAAAAATGTTCTTTGGAAATATGAATATCACACTAGAGGTACGGGAAAAGACGCACACCCCAGTACACATTGGCATCGTCTTGCCGCCGACAGGCGGTGGGCCAGCACAGAAGTAATTGCAAATGGTTTTGAATGGGTGATGCCTATCTGGACTTCTGCAATGTTCAAGTATGATTTTAAAAACACTTATAGTATTGATACATACAAACGCATCTATATGAATGCTCACACGCATGGTATTGAACCTGTGATGCATACGGATGATGGCGACTTTACAATGATTTACTATCCTCGAATGGATTGGAAACCTGAGTGGGGTGGCGGCACTCTAATTGATGGAGAACTCGTTCCTTATGTCGGTAATAGTCTTGTTATCTTTGATGCACACCTACCACATATGGCCATGCCGGTCACTAGGGAATGTTATGAACTAAGATCAGTAATCGTATTTAAGTGCAATCGTAATGTATGAATTAAAAGTAAAAAATGGAAAGTACAAATCCGACAGTTTAACAAGTTTACTGTGGGTCGTATTACGTCACAGATTTCATCATTGGATAAAGGGTGAAGGGTTTATTGATTAATGTATGAGTTGAAGGATTATCTCAAGGCTGTAAATCAGACAAAAGAACCTTTGATGGACGGTGAAGATGAGGAATGGGAGAGGAAATATGCTCCCTTCATTGTCAACAAGTGTGTCGGTGCATTTCCTGATACCGTCATGTTGGTGAATGAGATCAACCAACTACCAAATGTAGATAAGAAACTACAGTTTGATTTTTTGATAAATAGTCTGAGGCCAAGGAAGAGATTTACCCCGTGGTTGAAGGCGACGAAATTAGAGAATCTAGAGTATGTTAAAGAGTTCTATGGGTATAGTAATGTAAAGGCTAAGGCTGCTCTTGATATATTGTCTGAGGATCAACTCGCCACTATAAGAAAAAGATTATATAAAGGTGGGAAAAATGGAAGATATTAATTGGACACAGGAGCAGATGTTAGAAATCGGTTTGAAAGAACCTGATGACTTTCTTAAAGTTCGTGAGACACTATCGCGAATTGGGGTAGCATCTCGCAAAGAAAAGAAACTATATCAGTCATGCCATATTCTGCACAAGCAGGGTAGGTACTTTATTGTACACTTCAAGGAGCTGTTTGCTCTTGATGGTAAGAACACAAATCTATCTACCAATGACATTTCTCGTAGGAATACGATTGCAAAACTGTTGCTTGATTGGGGATTGGTTGACATTATTGGTGAGCTTGGAGAAGTTGCTCCCCTTAGTCAGATTAAAGTTCTGTCTTATGCAGAGAAGAATGATTGGATACTAGAAACTAAATACAACATTGGAAAGAAAAAAGAAGTCTAATGGAAAAGTTCAAGTCATTCATCACAGAGGCAAAAGACGAGAAATATCGTGTCCTTGTCATCTCAGCTGAACCAGATAATGAAAAACTGTTTCATACTGCACAGAGAATTACAGATGAAGCAGAAAAGTCTGGCCATTCAGTTTATGTTGTCAAGGTTGAAGGTGCAATTATTGGTTATGATGATGGTATATATAGAATATATAATGATGATGACAAAAAAGGATTTGAAATAAGTTCTAATGATACTGTTGCCATTGTTCGTGGTTCTGTTCGACTAAAGAAGAGTTACCTCGATTTACTATCGCGTCTCGAAAAAATTGGTGTTTGTATGGTCAACAGTCGAGAGACTGTTGAGCTATCTTCTGATAAGTATCGAACCTATGTCAAGTTGCAAGACTTTGGTTTGACACAGCCAAAGACTGTTCTTATTCCTAATGAGAACACTTGGAAAGATGCACTTGAATCATTAGATACCAAGTTTCCTATTATAATGAAAACTCTTGAAGGCTCCAAGGGTGTTGGTGTTTTGTTTATTGAATCAGAACGCCAAATAGAATCTTTAGTTCAATTACTCTACAGCCAAAACAATGATGTAGATTTATTGTTTCAAGAATATATTAAGACTGATGGAGATATACGAGTTCTTGTTTTGGGTGGCAAAGTTCTTGCATCCATGAAACGATCTGTTGTTGGGGGAGATTTTAGATCGAATGTTTCTCAGGGAGCAAAAGTTAAAGAATATAAGTTAACAGAGTTAGAGGTAGAACAATGTATATTGGCTGCAAAGGCGATTGACGGTTCTTGGACTGCTGTAGATTTTATCCCATCTAAGAATCCAAAGAAAGACCCACCATATATTCTAGAAGTAAATCATTCACCCGGCACAGAAGGTATTGAAGAAGCAACTGGAAAAAATATAGTTAAACAAGTTATTGATTTTTACTCTAATCCAGATAATAGATATTCTGTTCCAACACAATGTGGTTGGGAAGAAATTGTTACAGTAAAACCTTTTGGTGAATTGATTGCAAAATTTGATACAGGTAATGCCAGATACTCTGTTCTTCATGCTGAAGATATTGAAGTGAAAGGTAAGAGAAT